GCCGCGAGTAACTTCTGATATTCGCCCAGCCATTCCTTCTGTTGCGTCTGGTTCTGCTTCATCAATCCGACCGCGAACTTCACCAGATCGGCGGGATTCATGGCCGCGAGAGTTTCGGCAGGCAGACCAAGGTCCGGGGCGATCTCCGCGAACGGATTCACTGCGGGCGTTTCTGGCGTTGTCTCGGTGACAACTTGCTCGACCTCGACAGGTTCGGCGGTTGCGTCCTGCAATGCCTGGCTGAACTCGGAACGTCCACCGTCGTCCTGATCCTCGACCGGCGGTTGATGTGGTCGTGGCATTCTTCGGCGTGGCTGTGCTGGTTCCTGAGCCTGTGCAGGTTCCGGAGTTGCTGCCGGTGCCGCTGCTGCTGCTGCTGGTGCAGGCGTGGCGACAACTGCCGGTGCTGCTGGTGCATTGCCGAGGAACGAAGTCAATTCTGCCATAGTCTACCCTTAGGTGGTGAAGATAATTACATCCATCTGACACGTTCCAGTGTCGGCGATGGCATACGGTGCAGTGATCCCCGAACCAATGCGGAACAGGGCGACCTCGCCCGCTTTGAGTTTACAGAACTTGGTTCCGCCAGTGCCAACTCGCAGTTCGATGAAGTTCGTCGCGTCTCGATTGATGAACATAGCATACCCGAGCGTGCCGACATCCCCAAGCGGAATGGCTTCCTCAGTGATCGCGACGTTCATCTTGAATTTGACGTACCGCTTCGTGGCGACCGTCACCAGAAGATCCACGACGGAAAAGCCCGCGTCGATGGTTCCCTCGGAATCCTCGTAGGCCATCGAAGCATTGATGGTAAGTTCATTCGCCATGTCATCTCCCGGTTAAGTCTTGTCCCCGTATCCGCCTTGGCGGTCGTGCATACCATGCAGTTTCATGTAGTCCCGCCGATGCGCCCGATCCCGGAAGATCACCGCACCATCGGGAGTATAGTCAGTCGGCACGCCGTTCTTGCGGTCGAACTCCGCGACCTCGGCAATCTGTGACCGATGGACCCCGGCAGGTTCCGAAATCTTCGGCCAGCCCGTCAGCGACGGCGCTCCGGGAACTCCAAACGGTTTCGGCGGAAACGCTTCCTCAAACTCTGTCTGAGATACTTCGTTCCCGTTGATTGAATAAGTCTTGGACCCGTCTCGTCCATAGGTTATCTTGCCTTTCATCGTCGCCCGCCCTCAATTCCGCCTGGATTCAGGTTCATCAATTGATTCATCATGTCGGTATTCGTTCCGCCTTCGGTTCGCGTCGATACCGATTCCCGCGTGTAATGCTTCTCTTTATCCTGGGGCGTTGGCATCAGGCCAGCACCAGCACCGCCGCCGCTCGCAGGCCCGCCGCTGTTCTCATTCTTCGATTCTGGCGGGTTGATTTCCGTGATGATTTCCGAGAGTTCCGGAAGGTCCATGAACTCGGCAGTGAGTTCGAGATACTTCTGAATGTTAAAACCGATGCCCTGCTGTTGCAATAGTTGCATCATCGGCATGATCGTATTGTTGACCACGGCATTCAGTTTCGCCATCTTCTGTTGTGGCGTCTGCTGGACCAGCGAGTACGGGTCGATCTTCACTCGCATGTTACCATACGACGCTTCAAGCCGCTGTTCCGGTGTGACCTCGCGTTTGATCGAATACTGTGGCAAGCCCGGCAATGAGAACTCGGTCGAGTAAACCTTGAACGGATCATACCACCAGAACCAAGTCAACGCCCGCAGAACATCGGTCATGAATACCATGATCGACGCCTGCATATCGAGGATCGTCGCCGACGAGTTTTCGTTGAGAATCTTGTCCTGTGTTGCGGTTGCTGACTGTGCCGCCAGACCACCCATCATGTCGAGGTTGCCCGCGTGTTTGTTGTACAACTCCATCAGTTTCAGGAGGAACGCGAAGTTATTCGCATTCGGTCCCGACAGACTCATCGGGTTGATCGACTTCGGATCAATGACCGCGATGACGTCTCCGTCTTTGGCATTCCGGAACGCTGCGTTATCTTCCGTCCGGGTCTGACTACCCGCGAATACTTCCTTCTGCCGCACGCCTTGGTCGATCAGTTTGTCCGCGATGATGTTGATGGCCTTGTCCATGTCCACCAGATCCATGATCGGGGACTTTGGCATAAGGTTGCCACTGACCTTACCCATGCCGAGAATGTGATACGGCCCGCATGGTGGCCCGATCCATTCCTGCACTCGGAGCGGTTCAAGGTTATGGTTCGAGCTTGGTCCGCCACTTCCGGAATCCCAGAGTGTGACGACGGCATTGTGCCGTGGGAGATAGATTTCCCAGAGCGTGATATAATCTTCGAGTTCGCCCTCGTTGCGGATCGTGCCATCGAACTTACCGATGGTGTTGATCTTGGCGTCACCCTGCTCGTTGTACCAGTTGTCGTAACACAGTTCGATATTCTTGATTGCCTTCTGGTCGTATAACTTCGACTTCTTGATCGCATCGAGTGGCACTTTATACCGATGCCCGATGAAGGAAACAGCACGCCAAGTTTTCGCGTTCGGATCGACAACGAAGTCATCGAGGTCGATATGCTGGATAGTCGGTTCTCCTGCATCCTCGGTGTACCCGTAGAGTGCTGATTCACTCGGCAGCATCAGAGCGACCTTGACGATACCAAGCGAGAACAACGCATCCGTGACGACAGCATCCATCGTGACGGCGAATTCCATGTCTATCAGTTTTTTGTTGATCCACGTTTGGAGAGCGTTGACAGCAGGGCGTTCCTTCTTGACCTCGGTGGACATCATCACTCGCGGAGCCTTCGATACCAGGTTCCGCTTGATCGTCTTGACGTAAAGCGAGAGCATGTTCAGCGGTATGCCAGTCGAACCCAAGGGGTTGTTGCCCCAATGTTCGCCGGCGTACTGAGACACAGCGGATAGGTGTTCTTCCCGTGCTTTTTGAAGGGTACGACGACCGGCTTCAATCGCATCGCAGAGCTTGTCGATTTTGACCGGCATTTTCATTTTCGTCGAACTCCACGCCACGAAGAAACGGTTGATCGGTCATGCTGCATCATCCGTTGACGCATCGTATTATTGATCGGTGCGACCGTGATGACCTTCTCCTTGCGGACCAGTTCCGGATTCTCACCGAACCCGAGATACCGGCACATTCGCCACGCCAGGGCGTCGGCAATCGTCCGGTCCCCGTGTGTCTGTTGCGCACCGCCGCGAGTCTTAACCGTTGCCTGCCGAGCGTTAATGATCTTATTGGCAGTACCCCTACTGTAAAGCAGACATTCCTTCAACGCAAGTTCCGAATAATTCAGGAACAGCCGATGTTTCAACGCCGCACGGTACTCCGTCAGCAGATTCTCCTTGTTGTGGCCCCGTGAATCGAACCCCGGTTTATCGGTCGCCGTCCGCATAAAAGTGCCGTCAGTCTCATTCCGATAGTAGAAGTAATACCCCAATTCAATCACCGCTCGACCGAATGCCGACCCCGGCCCGTGATACTCCCAAGCCATCTGTGCCGGGTCGCCAGTATACCCATGAAACAACCGGCAGAGAGCGACAGCGTATGCTCCGAATTCTTCCGGACGCAGGCAGGCATTCGCCCATTCCCCGACCTTGTCGCCTGTTTCACAGTTGAGAATTGTAATCGTTGATGGAGTCGAACCGACCCCTTGCGATACGTCGATTCCGACCGCGTAAACTGCCGCAGGTGGTCGTGCCACGATGTTCGGCATCCACAGTTTCAGGTCGCCGTTCTCGTCCCGTTCGAGTTGACGAGGGATCCCCGCTGTGGCGTCGTAGTCCAGGCGACCGATCCAGTCTGGTTCGCGGGCATAGCGTTTGACGAGGTCAAAAATCACCATCGGTTCAAAGAATTGACTGCTCGAGCGCACCGGGTCGATGTCGAGTTCCCGCGCGATTTCCTCGGCGTCCATCTTTCGCCGACATTCACTGTCGTAGTACGGACTTCGCACTCCGGGGCGCAATCCGCCTTCGGGGAACCCGGTCTTGTTGAACTCGAATTCGGGATCGTACTGGTAATTCTTGTCGAGGATTTCGACCCGGCCTGACTCTTTATCGCTGTAGTATAGCCCCCGCGACTGGATCGGGTGGTCCGTCCAGTGCATGATGATCTTGTCCATCTTCGATTCTTCGGTATTGCAGATCCGGAAGAACGCGTTGCCGAGTCCTCGGTGGGTTCCGTTGAAGATCCGGCACCGGGTGACGTTCGAGGTCCGCGAAAGAATGGAGTTTGCTTCTTCGATCAGGGAGAATTCGTCAAGAAAGACGGCAGTTGCACGGTCCCCGACCATCGAGTTACCAGTCGGGGCGAATCCGTTGATGCTCGACTTGTTCTCGGGGTTCATGAACGTCATCCGCTTCCGGCAACGGTCATCTTCGGCGTTGTACCCACCGGGCAGCATCCATATCGGCATCATGTCCAGCATGAAATCAATCTTCGAGAACAATGACCCCGGCGATCCGTACTTATCGACAGCTTCGGCATCCTTCGAAATGCAGATAAACGCACAGTGGGGTCGGAACAGCCAGAGGTAGGTGAATGCGATCAGGCACAGCCACGACGCTCCCATGTCGCGGGACTTCTCGATGACAAGATCCTTGCCCTCGATGATGTGTTCGATGATTTCGAGCAGTGCGGATTCCTGATAGGTCCACAGAATGAACGGCTCGACCTTGTCGTGATCCTTTCGTGGATCGTATGCCCAGAGGAAACAGTTGACAAAGAAGATCGGGTCGGTCTTGCAGTAGTTGTAGATTGCGTTCTTTTCTTCGGTCGTGGTCTTGTCGATTACAAATCGTCGCCATCGGAGGTTTCCGACGAGGTCTCCGGGAACTCGAAGAATGGTATCGGCGTCATGTGCTGACCGTACTGTCTCAGGACCGGCTGGTTGTTGTCCTCCGGATGGAACAACTGTTCCCCGTTTTTCCTTCGTTCTTCCATGATGCGGATTTTCTGTTCCGTTCCCGGTCGTGCTGTCGTTGGCTGTTCCGGCAGTTGGTTCTTTTCCGACGATGTGTTGTGCTGATGGGAGTTGCCGAGGTATTTCAGGTGCATTGTCAGTTCGTGCTGGGTCACTTCCTCTCCCGCCTTGATTCGATGGCACGTTGCTCGCCTGTGAATCCAGCAAAGCCTGGTTGGCTTTTTTGATCTTGATGGCGAGAAAAGCCTCGGACAGACTAAGCATTGGACCTTGCTACCCTTCACGGTGGTGTCTCTCAAGAAGATCGGCAATGACTGACCGAATTCTATCAGCGCCAGCATCTTCACCTTCCTCGTCGCTGACTTCCTTGGAGGCCAGCAGATCCTTTAACACCCGGACTTCTTCCCGCAGTTCGTCGATCACTTCTTCCTTGTTCACCGCGACATTGCCGAGTCTGGATTCCTTGATTTCCGCCGTTTCCAGATCGTGCATCTGTTTCATGAACTTGGCCGGATCACTGTCGAGGAACTTCCTCAGAGACTTCTCGGCGTCGTTGTCGTCAACCGGATTTCCCTTCAACACCTTCCGCATCGAGTATAACAAAGTCCCCACTTGGACCTTCTTTGTCTTACTGCCCTTGGGTCTTCCGGGCGGTTTGCGCTCCATAGTAACCTCGGTTCCATGCTTTCCGGCGATAACCGTCATCGCCCCAGGGGTTGGTTCGAGCCAGCATACCACATTGCCGGGCTTTCATCCCGACGACTTCGATCTTCTGCAACTCAGACCGGTATTGTCTGTCGTCCTGAACGTACAGTTCCGCCGCGATATATAGACTCACGGCCACGAGGGAAAGCAGGAGTAGACCTGACAGGTTTCTTAGGCTTCTCATCGGTTTGTCCCAGTTCGAGGATCAACGATATGATTTCATCTTTGAAGCCGCCATAGTACAGCGGCAGGATTGTCGTATGCCATAAGTGATCCGCAGCAATCACATCCCGCGTTGCCCGATGCCGAATCAGCAGATCACGAAGATTCTCAATCTGTTTCCACCATAAGAAAATGGGTGCCGAGGACGCAGCGTGCTACAGACTTAACCATGCCCCGCCGATACTTCGCCCCAGCACCCAGCACCCACCACACACGAACAACCAACGAGGAACATGGCGATACCATCAAGTCAGTCTATAGCACTGGCATCAACTGACCCTACTCTCTCGCCACACCCCAATCCTACCACACCCACCAAAACACTCCACCTATTCTCACTCAAGCCATAAATATACTATTCAATTCCTCACCTGCGTAATTACGCACCTGAAAAACAGATTTCCCACAAATTCAGGCATCCCAACATCTGCCCTACAGGGCTACTATACCTACCACCTAATTCCCTAAGTATAACTATTTGGTCAATTCCGTTTGACTGGACACTTGGTAATCGTAGAAATTTCACGTTTCTAACAATACAATCAAATCTTTAGAGACGCGACTGCTCTGCTGTATTTCCGTGAGACTCACAAGAGGTCTGATAGTGGATGCGGAACAAGTCATCTCCTCCCCTCCCTCCACTCCCCCCTGGGTCTGGTTCGCCTGCACGGAAGAGCCTCGGAGTTGGCGTTAGTGTCTGACAGAATGACGAACGAAGGGAAGTGTAAGAAAACAGTCTGAATCTCACGTCTTACCCCTACCTTTCCTCTCATATCATCTCGC